ATAATCTACGAACATTAATTCTATCTAAAGCAGATGTTCCTTTTTGCAATGTTTTTTGTCCAAATACTACTACTCCTTTTTTAGGAAATGTAGCAATTGGATTAATATTTCCATCATATAAAGATGCTTTATTAGCTTCTGTTAATTTTAATTTAGCTTGAAGTACTGTTGATAAACCACCTCTACTAATTCCAGCAGGTGCATTCCAAGTATTAGCTACTTTATCATTATGGGCATATACTCCAGGTATCATTGTTGAAGCAGGCACAAATACAAGTTTTCCAGTTTCAGGATCTTGAACTCTTAACCATGGCCAATAAGTAGATGCATATGATGTATTTCTAGTAGCAGCTTGTGTTAAAGCATTAGCTAATGTAGCAGCATATCCAACAGTATCCATAACAAATATATTGTCACCTCTTTCTATTGTATTATTGATAAGCGAAGAGATTTGAGCTGTATGATTATCATTATTTAGACCTGGGGTTGACAAAATATTAAATTGGTAGTCATTTACATTACCTAATAAACTAATCATATTATCATAATCAGTTCCAGCTAGTCCTTGTGTTTGAGTGGCTATATTTGTATACATATTAGCTCCAGCAGCTACATCACCAGTAGCTCCACCAAATGAACCTGTTCCATTTACTGGGATAGAACCTGTAAAAGCTGTTTTAGCTAGTCCCGCATTATCAAAATAATCAGGAGTTAGATCTGTAATAGATTTTACTCTAATATATCTTGAAGCATTAGTAAATTCACCAGATGTTATATCAATTTGATTTGTTCCTGAGTCATAAGCTACTACTTGATCTCCAATTACCTTAGAAATAAAGTTTGATTGATTTGGATCAAGTGATACTTTATTAAAAGTTTCAAGAGTAATTTTATCACTATTTTTATCATTTCCTTGTCTAACAAGTACATTAAATGTACCTGCATCTATATTAGATCCAGCTATCTCAAATTTAATATTATCTACTGAGCCAGCAGTTAAAACACCATCAGAATCAAAATCTGTACCTGTGTTCATTATAGTTCCTTTAGATAAGGTTTCAAATACAATAGATGCAGCTGTTGAAGTGGCTACAGTTGCTGAACTTGAAGCTGCTGTGAATGTTCCATCAACAACTCTAGCCACTAAAAGAGATTCTCCTCCTTCAGTAAAATAATTATAAGCTGATATTGATGTTAAGAAGGAAAATGAATTACTAGCACTAGTAAAAGATCCACCAAATTTATCTTTAAAATCTGAGTATGAAGTTACTAATGTAGGAAGCTCAACAGGTCCTTTAACAGTTGGTCCTATTATAGCTGCTCCAACAGAAACTGGGGTAGGAGTAACAAAACTATTATCTATTTCATTAAGTTTTACTCCTGGAGATGAGGAAAAATTTGCCATTTTATTATTTGGATTTTTATTTTGTTATAAATATAGTATTTTTTAGCTAAAATCTGCTCCTGTTGAAGTAATATTAAAGTTTAAAGAAATAAATTCAGCTGTTTTAGTTGGTTTTAAGAAAATAGCTCCTATTAATTGGTTATTATCTATGATATCAGGAGTATTATTAGAAGTATCCATTACTACTTTAAAATCTGTTAGACCTTGTCTTTGTTGAATTGAAGATAATAAAGGATTTACTTGAGCTAAGAAATTTTCTCTAGTTGTGGTTGTATTTTGTTCAAATACTAAATTTTCAGCTAAATTGCCTATTTGTATTTTTAATTCTATAAGTAATCTTCTTACATTTATTCTATCAGTAGCACTTTTCTTTTTCTTTAATGTTTTTTGTCCAAATACAGTTACTCCTACAGTAGGTATAGTTGCTAGAGGATTAACATTAGCTTTATATAAATCATCACGTTGAGTTTTTGTTAACCTTCTTTCAGCTCTAAAAACAGTAGGCATTACTCCTCTATTTGTTCCAGCAGGGGCAAACCATACAGCTGATGCTCCATCATTAAAGGCAAATACTGATGGGATTAGGGTTGAGGCTGGCACATAAACAGCCTGACCTGTAGATGGGTCTGCTGTTTGAACCCAAGGCCAGTAGGCAGCTACATATGAGTTATTTATAGTTTTAGCTTCTGTTGTTACTTCAAGTAATGTAGATTGATAATCTTCTAAATCTATAATAGCTAAAGTATCTCCTCTTTCTTGACTATTAGCCATTAAAGAACTTATACTTGAAACATGTGTAGCAAAATCTTTAATTAATCCAGGTACTGTTATATAGTTATATTTAAATTCTTCTTTATTACCAAGTAATGTTATAGCTGTAGTATAATCACTAGCTACTAATCCTTGAGTATTATTAGCATTATCTATAGTTTCATAATATTTTCCTGGACCTGTAGATGGAATATTAGAACCTATAGCTCCTTCAAAACTTCCTGTTGAAACAATAGGAATAGATCCTGTAAATTCTGTTTTAGGATCACCAGCATTATCTAAATATTCATATGTTGGTGATGATACAGATTTTACTCTAACATATCGAGATTGATTAGCATAATTACCTGTTAAATCTACATAAAACTCAGTTTCAGTTGTATTAATAGACTGAGCTTGATTACCTATTACTTTTTCTATGTAGTTTGGTGAGGTTGGATCTAATGATAAATTATTAAATGTTTCTAAAATAACAGGACTTTCAGTGTCATCACTTCCTCTTCTAACTAATAAACTAAATGTACCTTCATCAGTATCTGGGGATTGTATTTCCCATCTTAAATTATCTATACTACCTGAAGGTAAAGAACCATCTGAGTTTTGGGGAGAGATACTATTCATTATTTCTCCTTCAGATAAAGTTTCTAGGGTAAAAGAATTATTATTAACAATATCATCATTATCTAAAGTAAATGTTAAAGATCCAGACATAATAAACCCTCCAGAAGCTGTTGGAGTTGTAAGTACTTCACCAGTAACATAACCAGAACCTCCGCTTGAAACTGTGACTGAAGATATTGAGGTGATGGTATCTAAGGTAACAGAAGCTACAGCTCCTACACCTGATATACTTCCTGTTAAAATTACATCATAGGTACCAACTGATGCGCTTACACTTGTAAAAGAGCTTAATAAGGCATTTGTATCTGTTGATAATACTCCACTTTCTACTCCATTTGGGATAAGGATAGAAGTAGCGGGAGTAAATGAACCACTAGTTACTCTAGATACTAATAAAGTTGTGCCACCTGCTTGAAAATAATTGTAGGCTGATATAGAAGTAAAGTATGAATATGTTTGACTCCCACTAGTAAAAGTATTTCCATATTTAGATACATAGTCTGAATATGAAGTACATATTGTAGGAATTTCAACAGGTCCTTTAACAGTTGGGCCTATTATAGCAGCTCCCACTTGGATTGGTTGGGTATTGATAATAGGTTGGTCATTCTCTATTGATACTACACCAGGGGAAAATTGAGTTTCAGCCATTATTTTTGGTTATAAATATTATATTTTTTTAATCTATTTTAGTATATTCACCTGTTTTATAATCAAGTGAAATTTTGCCATATTTATCTGTTATAGCTTTATTTATTTCTTGTTCTTTTTTAGTTAATTCTGTTAGAAGTTTTTTAGCTGCTTCATAACGAGTTTCTAATTGGAGTTTTACTAATTCAATCTCTCCTAACTCCAAAGTAAGAGTTTGTGATTGATTTAAGTGTTCTTGTAAGTTTTGCAACTCTTCTTGAGTTAAAACATTTTTTTCTGTAACTATTCCCATTTTTTAATTATAAATATTGATTATTGGCCAGCTGTTTTTATATTTGTAGTTGTTTCTGCTGTAAATGAAACCTTAGATTTACTATTATATTTTTTAACTGAGTTGAGTGATTTTTGTATTATATCAGGTATTATATATCCATTAACATTTAATGTAAATGTACTTCTAACTACCCTATCTTTTCCTTGATTAAGTTCTGTAATTGTGTTAAAGGTATCAATTTTAGATTTAAACTTAAATCTTTCAGGATCTCCCCAATAAGAATCAGAAGAATAATTAATAGCCTCTATTATTTTATTAAGTTGTTCCATATAATAAGTTTGAACTATAAAACTATATCCTAAAGTAACATAATCTGGGACTACATTAGCTATAAACTGTTGAGTTGGTTTTCTATTATTTAGTACATTAAAATTTGAGTATGAATTTTTAGAATTATAAGATTTTTGAAATGATGTGTATAAATGGGGATCATTAGCATCTAACTTATTGGCTATACTACGATTTTTTTCTAAACTATCTCTTTTAAACATAATAATTGGAGACATAATTTTACCTTTTTTATCACGATAAAATCCATCTTTTTGCATAGATGAAAATCTTTCAGGTGAACCATAAACTAATGGTACTGCTATACGCTCTCCATTTTGGATAACTGTTGGTCTAATTACATTTT